TGTTCATATCAATTCGCCCTTCTTGCCGTGCTAAGTCGATTTCGGCTTCCACCTTTTCGAACTCCCACGGTTTAAGTTTGGCGATGTCAGAACCCTTCCAAACTTTTTTGTTTGCATTTGCGTCAGTAGTAATTGCTTTTGCTTTAATAGTTTTTACTGCTTCGGCCGCACTCTTTGTAGTTTTTCTTGGTTCTTTTTTTATACCAACATCGGCTTTATAAAGATCTAATACTCTACTTGCCCACCGTGCATCTTTGTTGTTTTTGTATATGCCATCAGATATTGATTGTGGTTGTTCATCTAGCCATTGTAAGAAATTTTCATCAGTCTTGATTTCTTGGAAATCAGGATGTAATGTTGTAAGTTCTTTATAAGCACTTTGAACAACTAAATCTTCTTCTCGCTTTTTAAGAGAATCAATCTCACCTCTGAGATCTCCTGCTCTTTGTTCTGCTTGCATAGATGCAACAGACTCAACAACTTTGTATACATCAGGATACTTTTGTCTAAACTCCGTTATTTCTTCTGGAGTCGTTGGTACTTGTACGCCAGTATCCGAAACTTTGTTAGCAGCTTCCAAAGCATCACGCTCTGTTTTCCACTCTTCTAGTTTCTTGTCATAATGTCTTTTCAGATCATCATAACGTTTTTTGTAGACAGTTCCATCTTCTTCTTTTGTATCCACAAAACTATTACCTTTTGGAGTGGCTTCTTCTGAAGTGTCCGTTTCGGTCTGTTCTGCTTCCTGCTCTGTCTGTTGTTCCTCCTCGTCATCTTTGTAAACATCTTCACGATACTTACCTCGATATAGATTAGGTTCATTTATAGTGCCAAAAGAATCATTTGGTTTATTAGCTCTTACGCCTTTTACTTGTTTTGCCATAGTTTTTTACCTCATCTTGCAGTGCCACTGGCTGTGGGTAGCTGCTTCGGTCTGTCAGGGCCACGTGTGTGGGTAGCTGACGAAATCTTTTCATCACACACTAATTTGTGGTGATAGAAATGATTTTGTATCAGGTTTTTCCTGAATACTTTTTGGTCTTAGTTTAGGAGGTGTTTGTTTACTCCCTAACCATTTCAATGCTTTTTCTGCTCTTTCTTGTTCGTAGTTTTTAGGGTTATTAATTCTACCTATTATACCCCTTTTAAGAGCGTTAGTTATATTATTTGTTTTATCATATATACTCATAAAAGTAGTGTACGGATTTTTATCTCTTGTCAATGCACCTAGATGATATGCAGAATATAGTACAGCTTTATCTAGTGGGTTTACTTTTTTGTAATTAGGAAATTTTTTTTCAAATTGATTGTACTTAGTATTTAAAACTATTTTATTTACTTCATCAAGCTCATCGTCTGTTAACATAAAATTAGGATTTAGTTCAACTTGTTTACCTATTTTCCCTGAGAATGGCAGTAACTTATTAAATAAAGCGTCAGAAAAATTGAAATTACGTAAATCTTGTTCGTTATGTTTTCCTACATCAAAACCTATCCCCACAGTAAATCCACTTGTATTTGTTGGCACATTTCCTTTTCTTGGGTCTATATTAGGACTCACTTCTAACAAGTTTAGTAAATCGTAAGCTTCTGCTCTTTCTTTTGTTAATTGAAGGTTTCCCTTTCTTTCGCTAATAAGATTTCTAAAATTATCGTATTTTTTTACATCGGCAGGTTTTTCTTTTACACCCTTTGACTCTATCTTTTCTCGTTCTTTTGCAATTAAGTTTTCAGGTTTTTTAATAGGTGTGGGTGGAAAATCTTTTTTTGTTTTTTCTTGTGGGGATAAAAACCCTTTTATCTTATCACCCAACTCATCAACAACGAATCTACCTAAGTCTTGTAAAAAGTTACCTTCATCTTCACCCATAATATTAGACTTATCAACAACATCACCCTCTGCTTTTCTTACAAATCCACCACGATTTGCTTGTTTTTGTGACTCTTGTTGTCTGCGTTCTACTTCACGCTTACCACGATTATTTATTTTTTCTAATTTGTCATAGCCTATTTCTTCTGCTATAACTTTTGGTATGTAAACTTCGTTTCTAGAAACAGCGAGTTGTACACTGTTCTTTACTGGTATTTTAGGATTTCCATACTGAATGTCAACCCCTTTTTCTTTTAAACTGTTGATTGCTTCAAGAATCATGTCCACAATGTCTTGTCTACCTGCAAACTCTGCAGCAGGTGCGTTGATTATAAAATCACCTTCCTCTGCTTCCATCGGTATGTCATCTGCTATAGTTTGTTGATCTGTTGCGTTTCCTTGTGGTGCAATGAATCCTGCTCCTTGTACGATTTGAGATACAGGTTTTACAGTTGTACCCCCCTCTTGTTTGCCAGTTGTTCCTCCTTCAGCAAAACCTTCAAAATCTTCACTAGATACACTATACCCTCCTCCTGTGTCATAACTATCATCACTACTATCAGATTGATTATAAAATGGATCAGGTGCGTAGGTTGGAGTTTCTACAACTGTTGGAGTTTCTGGGCCTGCACCTTTTTCTTCTTCTGCTTCTTCTCGCATATCTTCAAAAGTTTTTTGCATTTGATTTAGATTTGTGTCACCAAAATTGACAGTTCCGTATGTTTGATCATCATCAGCATCGACAATGGCTTGATCATAGTATGTTGGTAAATCTTCTATACTAACATCAGCTATCGGTGCTGTTCCGAATACAGGGTTAGGATCAAAAGGTAAATTTAAATTTGTGAAATCGTCACCAATATTCTCAGAATCAGGATTACCTAATTGTGTTAAAAACTCTGTTGTATCAGGGGTTGATGTTATTTCTCCTGCGTTTATACGACTAAGTAAACTTTGTGCTTGACTTGAACTCAAACTCTGTGCTTGTACAATGTCTGCTCGACCACCAGTAAATCCTACGCCTGTTCCTGTAGTTACCATTTCTCCCATACCAGTTATAAATCCACCAGTGCCAGTCTTGTATGTTAAATTACCTTGACTATCAAGAGCAACTCCAGTTACTGCTCCTGTTCTACCAAACCCTAAATTAACTTCTCCACTGTCATCATCTAATATACCCATTCTTTCCTGACCAGAGCCAACCACACGTCTAGGATCAAAATCTTCTCCTGCAGGTATATTTCGTGCCATAACAAACGGATCAACTAAACCACGTTGAGATACCTCTCTTATTACTGCATCAATATTAGGATATTCTCTGCCATTAAATATCACAGGGCCACTAACATCAGCTTCAGCAAATGTTCCAACTCCTGCTGCATCTAGACCTAATGCTCTACCTAAAACACTTCGACTTGCAGGGGATGTTGTAAGGTCAATAACTCTACCTGTAGACTTTTCTTGCACTTGAACTGCACTGTATAAAGGCTGTCCGACTGCTGCCCTTTGTGCATCTATTTGCTGTCGTTCAACAAACTTTTCTCCCATTTTACCTGCTAAAGAACCTAAACCCGGAACAGGACTAAACAAAGTTGCTGCGTCTAATACACCTCCGACTGCAGGAACTTTTGTCGCTATTGTTTTACCTGATACTGGACTTACGTCAGTAATTGTTTGTGATGGACCTGATACAAAAACTTCGTAGAGTCTATCACCGACTCTTTCAATAAAACTTCGTTGTTCATTACCCTTAGCATCTACAGTTGAGCTTGTTTCTATTGTATCAACACCGTACGCAGATTTTCTAAGTTCAATAGCTTCTAGTAAATCAGCTTCACTTAAATCATAATCAAAAGTAGTTGCGTCTTTACCACCAACATTGGTAAGAAAATCTGAGTCAGTGTTAACAGAAGGTATAACATTTCCAGAATCATCTACAGTTGTCCGTGTAGTAGATCCACCTGAACCTGTAGTTCTGTACTGTGTCTGTGCTAACGGAGTTACATTGCTTACTGCTTTTCTAACTTCATTATTTATAGAGTTAGGAACGTTGTAAGTTCTGTTTCCTTCCTGTATCACAACTGATCCATCAGGAAGAACAATAGGTCGTGCATCAGGTGGCAACCTGCTAAGAAACTCTTCAGCAGTTTCTTCTCTTTTAAATAAATCTATTTCAGATTGATTTACAGGTCGATTTCTAGCTATCATTAATTACTCTTGTTGTTCTGAAGGGATAGGATTGTTTCCAGTAAAGCCGCTTTCCCCTGCAACTGGCGTAGCTCCAACTCCGATGTCGCCTGCACCAACCCCCTGAACACTACCGTCTGTTGGTGCTTGACCCATTCCTCCAGAGCCTTCCATGCTGTTGGGTTGTTGATTAGGGGTTTCAGTCTGCTGTAATTCATTTAAACCTCTTAATATTTCAGCAAATACTTTTGCTTGATTTTCATCATTCACGAGACTGTCAGGATCTATATCTTGTGCTATTGCTAATTCCCTAATTAAATTAGGTATCTTAACAAAAGGTGCAAGCATTGGATTAGTTGCAGTTTGTAGTAACGCTGTAAGGCGTTGGCTACGTACTTCTTTTTGCATAACTGCTGCAGTGCCACGTGGTTTGATTTCTAAATCCCCTATGATATCAGGGGAATTGTCATTGAATTGCATATTCCACTGAAAGTATGCTTCTCCTAAAGGTTTGAGAAGATGATCATCTATATTTTTTATTACTGTTTTCATAGACAGGTTTGCACCACCCATCAACATTGATAATCCTGCAGCCGTTCTACCTGTGCCACTTACACCTGTTTGTCCGTGCATTATGGATGGTATGCCTGTTTCTTCGTCTGCAAGTTGTCGTGATATCTGATACATCTGTATGTTCTCTGGTGCAGTATTAGGAAACTTTAATCCATTTATTGCTGTTCCAGTTACACCAGACTGTCGTCTAAATATCTTACCGGGGAATATATCCATATTTTGACCGGGTACTAAACTTGCTTCGTCTACGTCAAATACAAGATTACCTGCAAGTGCTAAGTTATCTATAGCCATTCTCATGTGACCATTCATGAGCATTTGTGCATCTTCCATGTTTTCTGGAACACCAGTTCCAAATATCTGATATGGATTTATTTCATACGGCACTACATGAAATGGTATCCTTGCAGGTGTAAATGGATTAAGAACAAATCTTATAACTTCGTTACCACACACCCAAACGTTTACCTGTAGTTGATCCATACTGCTTACATCCTGATCTTTAAGACCACCTGCACCATCGATAAATGTTTTATCCATAATACCCCAGTACTCTAGGACTTCATATCTGTTTTTGTTGTAGTTTGGTTCGGTTTCGTCATCACGAATAGTATCTTCGTAATATTTATCTTCGTAATTAGGGCCTAGTGCTATCACATTCTCTATGGCTTCTAAATTAAAGTAAGGATAATTAGCTAAATTACGCAACTGTTGTCTGTTCATTCTATGTCTTTGAATAACATACTCACAATCCTCTGATGTTACAGCCGATGGATCTGGAAAGAAATCCCAACATGATACTGATTCTATTTCAGGACACAACATTTCACTAGGAGTATATGTCCTTTCACCCATGTCATTCTTAGTCCATCTATGTAGACGTTTGTTTCTTAACATAGGACCTTTAACTATACCAGTTCCAAGAAGTATTTGTTCAAACAGTGCTGATCTTAAAACATTTACGGCACGAGTATCAGTTAATTGATCGTGTATTTCTTTTTCCATATTCATCGCTGCTTCTTGAGCAGGACTTATTTGAGGTTCACCTATCTTTGCAGGACCTTCTGCAAGAGGTGTTCCTTCATACTTATCCTGTAAACCACCCAAGAAATCCATAGATCCGGGTTGAACTTGTCTACCATCCCCCGGAAACCCATACGGATCTAAGGGTTTTTCTGCCTGATCTAACGGTGTTTGCATGTGAGCAAACTCTGCTATTCCTTCAGGAACAGGCGTAGACTCTACAACAATAGGAAACTTTTTATTTGCAAAAAGAATGTCGGTTATTTGACCAAACGCTGCAAGCACTTTTGTTTTTGTTATTCTTAAAAATACTCGTGAACGTTCTGAGTCTCTGTATTGTGTTGTCGAATCATAGATACCTCTATAGTTTTTGTAAGCTCTGAGCCAACGTTGTTCGTGAGTGTATCTACCATCCTCTGCACTTTGAAACTTATCTTTCACATAACCGACCAATCCCATCAATTCTTCTTCAGGATTTTCTATTGGTGCTACGGTATCGTCAGGTGGTTGCAAGAAATTATCAGCCATGATTCACCTATTATTAATTAAAACCACCAGTGTAGTTTTTGTCGTCAGCCATATTAAATAAAGAAGCTTCTACAGTTGGTTTTGTTTGTTTCTTTGGCATGTCTACTTGTAAAGCGTCTGGATTTACTTCAGTTGTAAATTCCATACCTTCTCTGTATAACTGCTGTGAACCTTCTGGGTTGTCAATAGTTACTTTATCTGAACCCATAATGTATGCGGCACCGTAATTATAGTTGCCTGTTGTTTTATTAGCCATAATTATCTCCTTTGTGCTAACATTTCGTTTATTTGTTGATCCAACGTAAGTTGGCTCTTCTTTTCAGCTTTACTTCTGAAATCTTGACTTTGTTTCCTCAAGTTCATTTGTTTTTGAATTGCTAGTTCATCGTCAACTTGTGGGGAAACTTGTTGTCTATATTGTTGTTGATCAGCTTTGTCCTGCATAGTCTGTTGATCAGCACGTATTTGATCTCTTGTTTTAAATCGTCTATCTAGGCTTCCAGTTAATGTAGCATCTGCAACATCTGTTGCACCAAATGTTCCCTTAACTGCTTTAGGGCCGAACTCTGTGGCTAGTTGTACCCCCGGATCAAGAAACTTTGCTCCTGCTTCTACACCTGCAGCGACACCCGGACCTATATCTTCACTAACTCTCCTTCTCAAACGAGATTCAAAACTGTCGTCAGTGCCTTCTAGGGCTGCTATGTTAGCGGCTTGTGCCGCAGTAAAATCTTCTTTTACAAATTGAGTTCCATATAAAATTCCAGCCACACCTAAAAACTTACCAAACAGTTTTGTGTTACCGAGTTTGTCTTTTAAGACTTCTTTAGATTTGTTTAGTTCTTCTCTACTTAAATCTTTGTCTATTTTTTCTTGTTTTGCTTTTAGCTCTTGTCTTTTTTGTTTTTTAAGATCAGCTTTTTCAATTTCAAAATCTACATCTGCTGCAAGATTTTTACGTTTTTCTTCTAACACTTGTGGTTTAAGTTTTAAAGATTCAAGTTCGGCTTCTAGTCCTTTCTTTTCGGCTACTTTGGCTGTCGCACCTAACTCTGCTCTTCGTGCAGTTTTTCTTTCTTCTATTAAATCTAAATCTTCATCAGATAGTTCGCCTTGTATTCTTACATTAGAAGCTATGTCCTGCTCTTTAGGAACAACTATTAATTTAGGTGAACCTTCACTTGTTAAATCTGGTAAATCTAAATCAAACTCACCTGCGAGTTCATTTAAACTGTCAAGACCAAGCACCTCTCCGTACATATTTTGTAAACTCATCAAAGCTATCTTTGGTGAACTTCCCACATCATCCATAATTTTTGATACATAGTGTTTTCTAGTTGTCTTAGTTAACTCACCCAACACATCATCGTATTTTGCATGACCTAATATCGCACCTGCTTCTTTATCGTAGCCTAGTTGTCCTACTATTATAGATGGCACAATCTTTCTTATGTCCGAAGCACCAATAATCTTTCTACCCATAGCTTTTTGATACTCGTCAAACTTTGGAGCTACGTGCTTTTTAACTGCGGCAGACATTTTACTTGTGGTAACGCCTTTAAATAATTCATCTCCATTTTTAGCTTGTTGTGACTTTAGTATAGAGAGTGCTACTTCTGGTAACTCAACTGGATTTCTTATTTTATTAACTCTTCTATACTCATCAGATATTCGACCTGTAGTAAAATCAATATCATCAGCAACTAAACTTGCAACTTCCCCCGGTCTAAGTGGAATCAAAGATTGAAAAGCTACTGCAGCACGAACATCGGCATCTGGTATTTCAGATATTCCTTGAGCTATGTTTTTTAAAGAAATTTCACCTTTAGGTATTTCTTTAAACCCACGTGTTTTTCTAGGCTGTTTAAATTGTAGACTGTACTTTTTCATCAAGTCTGGAGATTCTTGCAATACTCCATCTGCACCAAAAATCTTTTCAAACGGATAGGGAGTTCCAGTCCTACGTCTATATATAGGTTTTAGTTCACTCTCTACAGATCCTAAAGTAACAAAGTTACTGTTACCACTTTTACCTTCTGGGCCTTTTACTGCTTCAGCTAAATCTATTGATGCTTGCTCATTTTGAAAAATTGAAAAAGGAGAGTCTATGCTTAGACCTGCCTTTTTTAAATTCTTTTCTATAGTGCCTATCTGTTTTTCTCTACCAGTAATCTTAAAGGCATCACGGATAGTTACATTTTCATCTAATTTTATTTCATCTGCCATCTGTTAATATCCAAATGTTTGATCGTGTGTTTGGTAGACTTGATTCTTGATACTACCAAGCGTTTTATGAATCGACACATATCCTGTCATCCTTGTCATTAGCATATATCGCAGTGCATCGTATGCGTGATCTTCTGCCTTTGTATCCACATCCTCTGCATTTGTTTTGCTGAGAGGTATACCTGATAGTTGTTTAATAAGATTGACACAGTTTGGAAATATCCGTAATCTAGGTTCGTCTGTTCGTGGATCGTCTGCAAGCCTACGATGTATTTCCATTTTACCTTGCAGTCTGTTTCTGTCTGATGGTATCCAACGTACACCACATCTCATCATTGTCTCTGCTATTGATGGGCCGAACCCTGTCTTGTTCCAACAAGAGGAGTCAAGTACAGTATAGTGTGGTGTGGGATCTTCTTGTTCTACTTGTAGTATTCTATCGGCTAGTTGCTCTGCTGTCAACTGTTTTACGTATAACTCCCTGTAAACCCAAATGTTATTATCCCAGTCTATTGCACCCCACAATACACAAGACGGACTTGCATAACCATAATCTGCTGCACGTATTCTGGGAAAATTAGGTGGCAGTTCAAAATTAGGAACTACGTGCTTTGATCTGCTAAATTCAGGAAACGCTGCACCTTCCGTTACTTCCCAGTCACCCTCAAGAAGTCGCTTACGCTCGACTTCAGGTAGTGACCTTAACATCGCTTCGTATTGTCCATCAGCCAACAAGTATGGATTGTCGGTCAAACGTGCAGGGATGAATCTACGATAAAAAAGTGGCTCACCTTCCTTTTCGTGACCTTTGGGCCACAAGAAAGGTTTGCCTGTTTCAATATCTATTGCAGGAAAAGTCGAGTTGTGTTCTGATGGATCGATATACATCTTCTTAACCCACCAACCTCCGACTCCTCCGGGGTTTGCTGTACAACGCATGTACAGATTTTGTTGTAGTTCAGGATCAGTTGCTCTTAGTCGTGAACGGAGATAATCCCAAACGTAAGGCGAGGGATATTGGGTTATCTCATCTATGCCTATCCAATTAAACGACTGACCCTGAAATC